TCGCCGCAACGTCTTACGGCTAATCATCTTACGCGAAATGGTACTACCCCCGGCAGGATTTGAGGCATACTTTCACCTAGCCTCACCGGCCGCATTTCCAGCGTTTTTCGCGGCGTGAAAAACTTCGTATGCTCAATCGGGGTTAAAACGTGCAACTCGTGCTTCGCTTTTTGGTGTGTCGCCGGTTCACTCCAAATCGACCCCGTCCATGCCTGCTGATCGATCATCACGCCCCTCCAATTACCTTGAGTTTGCCGCCCGCAGCCCTCTGGTAGTCCTCCTCGGGCACGCTCAGATAGTGCTTCACCGCGACGCCCGGCGAATGCCCCAGCCATGCCGCCGCAACATGGGGAGAGTATCCAGCCCGGATCAGATCCGTTTCGCAGCTTGCCCGCAAATTGTGAAACAACCGGGGCCATGGAACGATGCCCAGTTGCTTCATCACGGCAAGCAGTTCCTTCCGCACCGCTGTCACCGACACGTCAACCCGCCGCGCGTCACTCACAAGGTGCGTCTCGGGATGGATCGGGCGCCGCTCGCAAGCATCGGCCAAAGGCCCGCGGATCTCGGCGAAGATCGGCACCGTCCGAGGCCGCTTACCGCGTCCGGCACCCTTGCCCTGCACACTGAATCGTCCCGCCTGCCAGTCGACATCCATCCGCCGCAGAGCATAATTTTCCGAGCAAAAACGCAGGCCAGCATACCGCGACAAAGCGACGATCAACCCCAGCTCCGGGTCACAGGCCGCAATGATCTTGTCAACCGTTTGGCGGGGCACGTAGGCGTTTCTCGATGCGTTTGCTTGATCCCCGGCCGCGATGCTCAACCACGGATTGTCCGTCGCAATGCCTGCATTGATCGCAACCCGCCAGAGCTGCCGAGCTTTCTTCGTGGTCGTGCTCACCGTCGCGGTCGAGTATTTTTCCTCCATCGCCACGGCCCAGCGAGCAACGTCCCTCTCGCCGATCGATCGCACCGGCTTCTCGCTGCCGAAGTAGCTCAACAGATGGTTCATGCAGACGCGGACATTCGCCTTGGTTTGCGCCGTCCCGGCTCTGTAATCTTTGAGGAACGCCTTGACCAACTCCCCCAGCGTCACATCAACCCGCGGCCGTTGGTCGACGATGAGGCCCGTCGCGGCGATTCTCCCGTACAACTTCGCGGGGAGCCTGGACAGCCAGACAGCCGTCTCTTGGTCCGGCTCGAGGCCGAGTTCGTAGGCAGCAGAAAGAGCCTCGATCTTTGCCCGAATCGATGCTGCGTCACGGCGGCGACACTTGCCCAGGCGAATCGTGCGGCGGGCGAGATCGACCCTTAATTGAATCCAGAAATGTCCGCGCGGGCGGGTGACGATCGATGCCATGGATCTACTCCGACGGCGGCGTGATCTCGCAGAAGCGCGTGAAGTGGGAGTCGGTCAGGGGCGACAAAAATGGCCCAAGCTCCCAAACTCCGTAACGGTAGCAGCCGATGTAATTGGCAACGCCGCCCCAGTGACGAAGCAACACCTGCCTCCCGTCCCGCAACTCGGCAGGCATTTCGTTCATGGGTCGCCACGGAAGCTTGGGCGGTGCTTTGGTTTCGGTTTTCGCACGCATGGTTATCACTCCTCCTCAAACTCTTCCGCCAGTTCTTCGCCCCATTCTGTCAGCAAAAACTTCCCGTCAGCCCGATCAACCGCCCCGACTTCGCGAAGTTCGTGCATCCCGCCGCGCGGCTTGTCGTACAGGTGCGGCCCGATCCTCGGCATGGCCCGCAACTGTGTTGCCGTCTTTGGGCCGGATGCCAGAGCCGTCAGAATGCGCCGCTGGACGGGCGATGGCGTGAAGGCTTGCGGCTCGCTGGTTGCCGGCGCGAGCATGCCAAGCGGCGGAATCGGAATCGGAAACTCCTCCCCGTCGATCTCCATCTTGAGCGCCACCCGCGACGCCCAAGGCTTCATCAGCGTGGCGTATGACAGCGCGCAGCGGCGCAGGTTGTCCAGGAAAATGAGAGGCGAATTGTCCACGGTGCAGCTCGGTCTTAGCGTTGTATTTGGATCTTCGTCGTGATTACGTGAGCCACAAGGCTTCATGCCTGCACCAAATGTACACCGGAAAACTACCTTGTCAACAAGTCGCTCGAAAGTCGCGGAAAACATTGGGAAAACGACGGAAAACGGTCAGCTGGAGGCATTTAACTTCCGAGCTGTGCAGATCCGGGCAATGAACGTCTTTACTTCGAGGCCGAGCACTGAGGCATATCGCCGCAGGTCGCCAATACGGATGTCGTCGTCTTTCCTCGCCTCAAACTTGGAAACCCAGCTCTGATGGCATCGCAGCCTTTTGGCGACTTCCTTTTGCGACAAGCCTTGGCTCTCTCGTTCAAGGACGATCCTGTCAATCAGGTTGTCGCGCATCGCCCTCCCCCATCGGTCACTCCGCTTTGCCGCTCACGGCCGCTTCATTCACCAACGCCAGCGCCGCCTGGAGGCAATCGACGCAGATCGTCGCCGTGTGGCTCTCGTAATCCGGCTCCTCGCCCACCTGGACCAGCACAGACTTCTGTTGGTCGCACTCGTCGCACTCGCCCGGCCGCGTCCATGAGCCGTTGCCGATGGTCCGATCAACGTCGTCTGGGTTTGGCGTCGGGCCAAGGGCCACAAGACGCTGGTAAATGACCTCGGTGTCGCCAAACGCTGTGGACTCGGGAAATCGCGGCCCGTACTGGCGGTGCCACCGTTGAGCCGCTTGATTTGCTCGCGTCTGCCGCGTGATTAGCTCCATCGGTCACTTCTCCGCGTCCGGGCTTGTTTCCCACGGCACGTAAGAGGGCAGCGTCTCGCCGTCCTTCGTGGCCTGCTCAGCGAGCAAACCAAGCAAATACCAGACGGTAGGCTGCCTTCTCTTTGCCGCCATGAGGCGAGCAAGCTGAAGCCACGGCACCGGGATTTGAACAGGCTTTCGCGGGACGCGGTGTTTCCCGCTCTGCTTTTTCTTTGCCATGACGCCATTGTGCGTCACACGGCGAACCTTTGGTAGAGTGGCGGCAACCATAATGAAAACATTATAACCGCGTCAAAGTCGAATAAAAAAGAAAATTCCGCGTAATAACATCTTGACGACGCGGTATACCGCGTTTAAGATGCTTGCATGACGCAACCAACCATCACCGGAAACCTGAGCATGAACGAGCAAGTGACGACCCGCTGGCTGATCGGCCGAGACATCGAAGCAGGGCAACTCCTGAAGTTCGCCCATCCCGAAAATGAAGATGAGGCCCGGGACATCATGGAAGTTTTGGAAGACCGTGGCGAGCGAGTCTTAGTTCGGTCCACGGTTTTTCAGATGAGGATTGAGGCAACTCATTCTTATCTCAAATGTGACCTCATTAGTATCTAACCTCTACACACTCACGATCGCCGTCCTCGTAGCCTTGGCCGTCACTGTGCCGCCACTCGCTCATCCGTCGTGTCGATGCTCCGCAGCACATGCCGGATCGTGTCGCACAACACAACGATCGAATGACAGATCCAGGCAAGCAGGGTCAATCCGCAGATCAGGCCCAGAAAATGAAAAATGCCGTCCATCGGTCACTTCTCCGCTTACTGCTTTGGTGGCCACAGGCTTTCACGCTCCAACAGTTCGCGAATCGCGCGGTTCGCTTCGATCGGCGCAGTGGTTGCGTTTCGCGCCGCGAGCTTATCGAGAGCGGCAGCGAGTTTCGGGTTGACCCGCACTTGGCGCGATGGCTTGTGCCGGTCTCCCCCCTGTTTCTTGTTCGCATCTTTGGCCATGAGGCCCATGGTACGTCCCCAACACGCAACGCGAAAGAGGCATGATCCATTGTAGTGGATGCACTACGTCACAATCAAATAAAATTTTGAAGAATACCGTTGACAAGTGGGTGCCACATGCTTACATTTGTAACACACGAGCAACAACGCTCGCCAACCAAGGAGCTAACCATGAACGCGACCAAGTCACTTATGACACGCTGGTTGATCCGACGCGACATCCCTCACTGTGTCGCCCTGAACCGCTTCGCCATGCCGCTGTACGCCGACTTCTACTGCCTCGACGAAGTGCAGATGTTGAACTCGATCCGCTACAGTAACGCGATTACCTACGTCGTGACGGAATCGCCGTGCGACGTCGAAAGCCCAATTCACGGCTACGCCACGGTCCTCATCACGCCAGACCGCAAGCTGGCAATTCTCGCCTTCGCTGCCGACAGCGAACCGGCCCGTCTCACCCTCAATGCCCGCATCGAAAAGCAGCTCCACGACTCTCGTTGCGAACTGGTCTGATTCCTTGGTCCCTCACCGGCCCCGGCTCGTTGTCGGGTGCCCGGTGGGGGTTTTGGAGGGGCAAGGACATGCTCATCATCAAGACCGTTACCGTGCTTGCGATCATCGGCGCGACCTACGCGGCACCAGGCGTCATGCTGCCGATTTTGGCCCTGCTTGTGATGTCGGCGGCCCGGTGAACCATCGATTTCCCCAATGTTTTTGGGGTGTACGGACTGTACGCCGTACTGTCCGCGTACACGAGCGTACAACTTCGTACCTGATTTTTTTTTGAAGGCTTTGGCAAGATTGCTCGAGCGAACGAAACGACTCAAACGAAGGATCAAACCCGTCTGCCGCCGGGGGTGATGGATGCCCGGCACGACGCCAACGGCGGCGACTATTTAGGGTGCGACATGAACGCGGTGGAACAGCTTGCAAGGGGCAAACGGACACAGCGAGCCAAGACGGCCGGCGTGCCGCGCATCCTGTTGACGCGGGCCGAGGCTGCGGCTGCTTGCGGGATCGGTGAGGCGTGGCTGATGCACCTTGTGGACGCCGGGTATGTGACGCCGATCGTTCTGCCCGCGATGCGAGGCCAACGGGATCGGCTGATGTTTACGGTCGCGATGTTGCGGGAGATGTCGGACAAACTGCCGCGGAGGTCGTCATGCGACTAAACCCACCCGACCCGCCCCCGTCAGCTCATGACTGGTGGGAGGATCACGAGGGCCGCGAGTTTTGGCACCTGCCTGAAGCGGAATACGAGGCGGCGTTTCGGGAGTGGATGGAAAACGACGAGTACAGGAGAGGTCATGCGTTTTGAAGAGTTGTCGATGACGAACGGCAATCTGGGGCGACGTGGAGCCGGAGCCGGTGGTGGTTTCTTAAGGAGCAAGGATGTGGCTAGCTCTGGCCGTGCTGCTGGTCTTGTCGTCGTTCTGCTGGCTGGTGTCTGCGGAATTTACTGAGCGGCGAACCACGGGGCCGCAGTTTCGATATCGATCGCTGAGAAGGCTCACATTGAGCCGTAGGCCACTTCAGCGACAGTCGGAGTACGGTTAGCTTCGCGGGCGTGTCTGCCGGATTGACGCAAACTCCGGCTATATAGGTTTGTCTGGTGTGACCGGCCGCACGTTGATCTACAGCCGGCTCCGCGCCTCAGGGAGTGGTTTCTGGGGCATTTACGGTGCGGCGGCGTGGACGGTGACACGCACAGTAAGCCCTAAGTACACGGGCCAAGATCCGGCAAGACTCCCGATCCCTGTGGGAACGGACGACAGGGCGAATGAAAAGAAGCAGGTTCAATTCCTGCCTGCACCTATTCAACCGAGGCGAGAATGAGGCCGACCCGCAATCCTCGGTAAGGCGGGCGAACGACTCTATCAACCGGAGGTCGTGACAGCCGGGAGAGACCGGCATTTAGGGGACTCTGGCACTGGTGAGCCAACTCGCAGCTAAGCGAGGTCTGCCGACGCGACCAGCGATTTGCAAACGCTGGTACGGCAGTGAGGGCGGTTCGAATCCCCCAGTCCCCAATCTGGCTTCGGCCGCGTGCGTTGCGCGGCTGCCCGGTCCCCAGCCGAACACTCTGGGGCCGGGTTTTTGAGACACCGAGGGGACCATGGAACAGGCTTTTGAGCATCTGTTGCAGCTCGGCCAGCATGAAGACGCGGCTATCGTTGCCGAGGTCTGGGGGCCGTTTGAAGTGCCGGACATCAGCGACGTTATCGCCTGGATGGAGGCTGAGTGAGCCATGAATGGCGAATGCGATCTCTGCGGCCGTGAAACGTCGTCGAAGTTTGCCGTGTGCCGCTCGTGCCAAGACCTAATGCGACGTCGCAACACGTGGAATAGTGACGAGTGGGATGACCGCTGCCCGATGGCTGCGGCAGAAGAAGAGACAGCATCGAGCGATTACCACGGCGACACTGACAGGGACGACATTTAGGAGCGAACCATGCCCGCAAAACCAAAGCAGAAGGGCCGCGAATCAACCGCCCGCGTCCAGCGAAACGCCGAGGGGCTTTGGGACGTGGACCGGATCAGTTGGGACGGCGGGGTGCGGATTGTGACGCACCTGGACAGCTTCGAGACGGAGCGAGAGGCGGAATATTTTGCGCGGGAGGAGATAAAGGATGCCAACGAAATCATGCCTTGGCAAAGCAATCTGCCGAGCCAACAAGCGGACGCGGGCGAGTAAAGGTGCGTGGTGCATCAAGTGCGACCTGCAACGGACGATCAACCTTAGCGGCGTCTGTGCACTGTGCCTCGATGAGCCGACGTGGAGATTTGAGGCGTGCCCGAGCGTTCAGGTGGCACGCAAGCAGAGGGAGGAGCTTAAGTAATGTTGCTCTACGATCACAACCTGATGCACCTGCAATCGATGCTGCTTGACGGCGACGGCGAACTGTCGCCCGAAGCGGCTGCCGAACTTGATCGGCTTGCAGCAAACATCGAGACGCAGGCCGAGAGCGTCTGCAAGCTCATCAGCGAAATCACGGCCGAGGCCGATGTGCTGGCGGTCGAAATCGATCGGCTCAAGAAACGCTTCACGGCTCGCGAGAAAGCGGTGCATCGGCTGAAGACGATCATCAAAGAGCGATTTGAACTGCTGGGCATGCAGAAGCTCAAGACGCCGCTCTACACGCTGTCCGTCTGCCGCAATAGCTGCCCGTCGATCAGCTTGCTCGATGGCTTTACACCGGCAGCTCTGCCGGAACAATTCCGCCGCGTGACGATCGACATCGACAAGCAAGCCATTGCTGCCGCGATCAAACGCGGCGAGGCGCCGCCGGCCGGCGTGACCGTTCAGCAAGGCACGCATTTGCGAATCACATGAGTCACGCTTAACACCTAACCATCATCAACCTTGAGGCACGCATGAACATCAGCAAGGGGAAGACGCCGAGGCCGCGACGGGTTTTGCTCTACGGCACGAAGGGCATTGGCAAGAGCACCTGGGCCAACAACGCCCCGCATCCGTTGTTCCTCAACATCGAGGACGGACTTGACGATCTTGATTGCGAGAAGACGGACTGGCTGACGACTTTGGATCAGGTTTACGACGCGATCAGTTTCCTTTACTCAACGCCGACGCCGTACAAGTCGATCGTCGTCGATTCGGCGGACTGGCTCGAAGGGTTGATCTTCAAGGCAGTCGCGATCGAGGCTGGCAAAGCGTCCATTGACCAGATTGGTTATGGCAAAGGCTACAACAGCGCCGCCGACAAGCTCACGTCGGTCCTCGAGGGCTTGGATTACATCCGGCGCCAGCACGGTAAGAACATCATCTTCCTGGCTCACGATCAGGTGACAAAATTCTCGGCGCCTGGCGGCGAATCCTACGACCGATATTCGCCAGCGCTGCACAAAGAAATGTCAGCAGTGCTGACGGAATGGGTCGATGAAGTGCTCTTCGCCACTTACGAGGTCTTCACTCGCAAGGAAGACTTAGGGTTTAACAAAACGCGAAACATTGGCACAGGGACCGGGGCTCGCATCATCCGCACGCAAGAGACGCCGGCGGTCGTCGCCAAGAATCGTCTCAACCTTCTCGATCCGCTGCCGATGGATTGGGCTGCTTATCAGGCTCACTGGTCAACGCCTGAGGCGCCGCACGGCAACATCGCCGGCGTGGTCGTCGATGGCTCAAGCAAACGAACTGCGTAGATCGCGGCACGTTGCCGCACTCTTCACCACCATGGGGCTCGTCCCCAACTTTATCACGAAAGGTAATTGACATGGCAAATCTCTCTGGATTCGACGCGAACCAAGTAGAGCCGAATAGCGTACCGCCGCCGATTCCGGCCGGCGACTATGAAGTGATAATCGTCGAGAGCGAGATGAAACCGAACAGCAAAAACAGCGGGCACTTCCTGCAACTTGAGTTGCAGGTTCTCAACGGCCCGCATCAAAACCGAAAGATCAAAGACTTTCTGAACCTCGACAACCCGAACGACCAAACGGTGCAAATCGCTAAGGGCACGCTGTCCGCTATCTGCCGGGCAGTGGGCGTGCATACCCCAAACGATTCCGCCGAACTGCACAACAAGCCGCTCGTCGCGAAAGTCGTCGTCGAGAAGAACGAGCAACGCGGACCTCAAAACAAAATCAAGGGCTATCGCAAACGTGAGCCGATCGGCGGCGGCACAACGGTGCCGGCGACACCCAGCGGCGGCGCACCTGCTCCAACAGCCAACGGCCCGGCAAAAGCCCCCTGGATGCGTTCTTAATCGAGGCACGGATGTACGAACTGCGTTGGTATCAACGTGAAGCCGTCGAAGCGACTTGGACTTTCCTTCGGGAAAGTTCCAAGTCGCCGGTCGTGGTCCTCCCGACAGGTAGCGGCAAGTCTCTTTTGGCTGCCGAAATGTGCCGGCAAGCCGTGACGATGTGGGCTGGCCGTGTCGTCGTCCTGGCTCATCGCAAGGAACTGCTCGAACAGAACGCCGGCAAGATCGCGGCGCTTTTGCCAGACATGGACGTCGGCATCTACTCGGCGGGCCTGCGTCGGCGAGATTTCGAGCATGATGTCGTCTGTGCCGGGATTCAGTCGATCTACCAGAAAGCGCACATCCTCGGGCGTCGCGATTTGGTGATTGTGGACGAAGTTCATCTTGTGCCGTCGGATGGTGACGGCATGTATCGGCAGTTTTTAACGGAACTGTCGAGCTACAACCCGCATGTCCGCATGGTGGGACTGACCGCAACGCCGTTTAGGACCGGCGAGGGAGCGATTTGTGCGCCGGGCAACCTGTTTCAAAAGGTGTGCTATGGCGCACCGATGGCCCAGCTCATCGCGGATGGCTACCTGTGCCCGCTCACAAACAAGGCCAGCGAGACGGCATTTGATCTATCAGGCGTCAGCATTCGTGGCGGTGAGTTTGTCGCCCGCGAAATGGAACTGGCGTTCGATGCCGACAGCGAGAAGGTGACGGCAGCGGTGCGGGAACTGATCGCCAAGACTGCCAGCCGTCGATCCGTGCTCATCTTCTGTGCGGGCGTCAATCATGCGGAGCATGTGACGGCAGCGATCGAGGCGCAGACCGGCCAGGCGTGCGGGCTGGTGACTGGACAGACGACCGATCTCGAGCGATCAATGACGCTGGCAGACTTCGCGGCTCAAAGGCTCAAGTATCTGTGCAATGTGAACGTGCTCACGACCGGCTACGACGCGCCGTGCATTGATGCCATCGTCGTCCTGCGAGCGACGGAAAGCGCCGGGCTGTTCGCTCAAATCGTGGGACGCGGTTCGCGGCTGCATCCCGGCAAGCAGGATTGCCTGATTCTCGATTTTGGCGGCAACCTCGAACGTCATGGCCCGATTGACGCGCCGACGTTCGGCCAGCGGCGCGGCAATGGCAATGGAAGCAGCGAGCGAGCCGGCGAAGTGCCGGTGAAGGCTTGCCCCAACTGCCGCGAAGAATCGGTGATTCAGGCCCGCACCTGCGGAGCCTGTGGCTTTGAATTCCCGCGATCGACCATCACGCACGGCTCGGAAGCAGATGAAGCGTCGAACGTGCTGGTGGCTCCCGAAACGCTGACGGTGGTGAGTGCCGTGGCATGCCGTCATCAGAAAAAAGGCGTTGAGCCGGGCACGGCGCCCGACACGATGCGCGTGATTTACGAATGCGTGCCGCTGGGCGTCGAGATCGCAGCCGGCAACCTGTCAGCGATGACCGCGAGGCGTGTCAGCGAGTGGGTGTGCTTTGAACATGAAGGCTTCGCCCGTCGCCGAGCCGAAGATTGGTGGATGGCTCATTCGGCTCTGCCGGTTCCTAACACAATCGACGAGGCATTGGACGGCTTCAACCGTGGTGGCGTGCTCTTGCCGCGAACGATCACGGTGCAGGCCGACGGACGATTTGAGCGGATCGTGTCGCGGGAGTTGGTCGGCGACAAGCCGGCCGGACATGGCGACGCATATGAGCCGGATGGTGTTGACGAGTGGTCGCAGCCGGCGATGTGCGGGGCAGATGAGGATATGCCTTTTTGATTTCCCTGGCCGGCGATCCCGCCAGCAACTCCCTTTTATCAACCCACGGAGGACGAAGTGCGAAAGAAGAAACAAAGGCTGTGGAAGCGAAAGCGTCCCAACGACCGCTACGGCCGTGCCGGTCGACGGGCCAGTGGCAAGGGTCGGTATCAACCAGACAACAAATAACCAGTTCACCCACGGAGGGCTTTCATGGATGGAATCTTTGACATCGTTTGCGTTCTGTTCGTGTGCAACGGCCCGCCGCCCTGGGAGGTCCAGGGCGG